ACTGACGCGCATATCGCCGACAAGAAGAACCAGATCGCGCAGCTCCAGAACCAGCTCGCGGTTGCGCAGAACGGTCAGCGGCTTGATTCCGGCTTCCAGCCGGCCGATCCCGAGCGCGCGAACCAGATCCGTGCGCAGATCAACGCCGAGAAGTCCGCGCTTGCCGACCTGCTCAAGCAGCGTGATTCCGCCAAGCAGCAGCTCGACGCAAGCGACGCGAAACTTCAGGCGAACAAATACGCGCAGAAGTATCAGGGCGACACCGAGATGGAGCTCGACCAGATCGCGAAGACCGGCCAGAACCGGGTCTCGGCGATCAAGAAGAGCTACGACACCCTGATGCAGTCGATGGACAGCCAGTCGCCTGCCTACAAGGCGGCGTCTGACAAGCGCGCGAAGGAAGTGCAGGCGGCGATCCAGCAGGGCACCGCCGAGATCGCGGCCGCGTATGACGCGCGCGACAAGGAGCTGCGCGCCAAGATCGAGAATGTGTCGGGGCCGGACGCATCGCTGCAGAAAGCGGCGATGGAGAAGGAGCTCGCGCGGGTTCGCCAGGAAGCACAGAACGCACAGAGCGCGATGAACAACGCGCTCGCGCCGAACCAGTTCCTCGCCCCGAAGTCGACCGGCCACACCGCAGCGCCGACCGACTTCCTGGAGAAGGCGCTCGACCATGTGAAGATCCAGCTCGCGGGCGCGTCCGAGCAGCTGCGCCAGATCCAGACGGGCGCCACCGAATACGACAAGCTGAGAAAGGGCGTCGAGCTTCAGGTCAAGGAAATGGTCGACGCCGGCCAGCTGGATTACGTCACGCACGGCAAGGGCGGCGGTCGCGCGACGCCTAGCATGAGCGACCCCGAAGTCCAGCAGCTCATTGACGACAAGACCGCGCTGGAGATCGTCAACAAGGCCAAGCAGCAGCTTGAGCAGATCAAGCAGAAGCTGGCACCGGCCGAAGAGGAGCTCAAGCGCTCGCTCTCGCTCCTGCAGTCGGGCGACTACACGACCAAGCCGGGCGCCAACAACGAGCGCATGCTGAACTTCCTCGACAAGATCCACGTCAAGGGGCTCGAAGCGTCGAAGGCGGTCGCAACCATTACCGAGGAAGAGAAGAAGCTGCTGCTGGTCGCGCCGACGAAGGATCTGGTCGACTACACGCGCACGTTGATGGCGAACGACGCGACGCAGAAGGCGCAACTCATCGAGAACAAGCGCGACCAGCTTGCCGAGGAATACCGTCTCGCGAAGGACGCCTGGCAGCGGGAAGATGCCGAGCGCCTGAACGCGGTCAAGAAGCTCGGCGGCGACGTATCGGTTGAGGAAGCCGCCATCGCCCAGAAGCGCATGACCGATGAGGAAGCGTGGGCGAAGAAGATGGAAACGCCGATGGAGACGCTCGCGAAGAAGTGGAGCGACACCACGGCAGAAATGCAGAGCGCATCGACTGGCTGGGCCAACAGCACGATTGATGTTTTCGTGAATGCTGCCAAGACCGGCAAGCTGCAGTTCGGCTCGCTGGTGGAGACGATCGCCAGCGACATGCTGAAGATCACGCTCCAGAAGACCATGGGCAGCGGGCTTCAGCAGTTGTTTGACGGCCTGGGCAAGGGCTTTGTCAACCTCATCGGCGGCAACGGCAAGGGCGAAGCGGGTGTTGCGGGCAGCGCGACGAGCGCGAGCGAGCAGAGCGCCGCCAACGCCCTGCCGGCGATCCTGAAAACGCCGCTTGAAGCGCTCGGGGGCATGTTCACGAAGCTCTTTGGCACGGGTCAGCAATACAGCACGACCCTTGAAGACAACGTGAAAAACCTGATCGTCGGGCACACGGCGCAGCAGACGACCCAGCAGTCCCTCGTGACGCTCGGCAATGCCGCGCAATACGCGGCGCAGGCGCTCGCCTCGATCCAGGGTGGCGCGGGCGGCGGTGGCAGCGGAATTGCCGGCACGCTCGCATCGATCGCTGGCGCGGCGGCTTCAGCCTACTTTGGCGGCTCAAGCACGGCCACGGCCGGCGCCCTGGCAGAGACGGGCTCGATGAGTTCATCCAGCACCCTCATGGGCGTGCAGGGTGGCACCAACACGCTGGGCAACTGGAGCTACTCCGGCAGCCAGATGAGCAACCAGTATGCGTTCGCCGACGGCGGGATCATGACGCAGTTCGGCCCGCTCGCGCTGCGCAAGTATGCCAACGGTGGCGTCGCCGACAGCCCGCAGGTCGCCGTCTACGGCGAAGGCTCGATGAACGAGGCATTCGTGCCGCTGCCCGATGGCCGCTCGATTCCGGTCACGGTCACGGGCGGGCAGCAGGGCGGCCAGCAGCAGGGGCAGGGCGCCAGCAACATCGTCGTCAACGTGATCAACCAGTCGGGCCAGGCGGTTGAAGGCAAGCAGCAGGGCAGCCCGCGCTTTGACGGCAAACAGATGATCCTTGACGTGGTGCTTCAAGCCGCGACGAACCCGGGCACTTTCCGAGACCAGATGAAAGGCGCAATGAAATCATGAGCACGACCTATAGCACGATGCCTTTAGGCAACCTGATGGACTCATCGAAGTTCCAGCAGGAGAAGGAGAACCCGGCGCTGGCCTCCAAGATGGACGGCGGGTATGTGGTGACGCGCCCGCGTCACACGCGCCGCCCGCGCCGCACCTTCACCGTGGGCTTCACCGATCTCACGGATGCGCAGCGCGCCGCGCTCGACCAGCATTTCGACGACATGCATGGCGGCTCGCAGATTTTCAACTTCATCCACCCGGTGAGCGGGGAAACGATCCTGGTGCGCTTTACGACCGATTCCACGCTCGCGTGGAACTACACCGGCGCCGGGCGAACGCCGCTGTGGGCCGTTACTTTCAAGATTCAGGAGGCTTGACATGGCAGAACGCGTCTCAGTAGCAAGCGTCATCGAGAAGAACCGGATTGGCAGCGATGTGCCCTATCTGGCATTCCTCGACATTGGCGTGATCGACCCCGCAACGAACGCGGTCGTTGAAACGCTCCACTTCGTGAACAACACCGAGGACATCACGCGGCGCGGCACTCTCTACACCGCAGTCCAGTTCTCGATCGAGCTCAAGACCGCCGTCGGCACGCAGCCGCAGATCTCGCTGACCATGCTCGACTACACGCGTCTGGTCATCCAGCGCATGCAGAACTATGCCGGCGGCACGGGGTTCCCCGTGACGATCATGGTGATGAACAGCGCCGCGCTCGATGAAGAACCCGAGGTGCAGGAGTATTTCGAGGTCGTCACCGCATCGGCCGATAACTACAGCGTGTCGTGGACCCTGGGCACCGAGAACGCACTGAACCGCCAGCTGCCCCGTCGCATGCAGCGTCGCGACTTCTGCCAGTGGGTCTATCGCGACAGCAGGACCTGCCGCTATACCGGCTCGCTCGCAGCTTGCGACCACACCATGCGTGGCCCGCTCGGGTGCAAGGCGCACCAGAACGTGATCAACTTTGGCGGCTTTCCGAATCTGGTTTCGTCCAATTCCATTACCCGCTAAAATAAGTAACAGGTGACTTATGCGCAATACAGAGCTGATCGGCGTTCCCTTCAAGCGGGGTGGGCGCGGTCCTGACTGCTTCGACTGTTTCGGGCTCATCAGATTTCTGATCGAGCGCGATACCGGGCTGAAAGTGCCCGACTACACCACGCCGGAGGATTCGGCCAGGGTGCATGCGCTGATGATCTCGGCGCGCATGTTCTGGCGCGAGTTACCGGGGCCGAAGCCGGGCTGCGTGGTGGGGTTTCGCATCGGTCGAGAGGTCTGTCATGTCGGCTATGTCATAAGTAACGATTTATTTATTCACGCGTGGGAGCCGTCCGGCGGCGTAACGATCGAACGGCTCGCCCAGTGGCAGCGGCGCATTGAAGGATTCTATGAATACACCGAAGCAGCGTAAGAAGGCCGCAAAGAAGGTTGTCAACGTCCGACGGATCATGAATCCGTTCGACCCGCTTCGCGACATCCGTGAGGAGAAGTGGAGCTGGAAGAAGGGGCGAACGCTTGCGCATTACCTGCCGCTCGGCACGACTGACGACTACGTTGTTTCGCGCAACGGCGGCGTGATCACAAGCGAGGACTTCGACAAGGTGGTCCTGGAGCGCGATGACTTCATCGTGCTGTGTCCGGTGCCGCGTGGCAGCGGCGGTGGCGGCGGCAAGATGCTGCTGCGTATCGTCGGGATGATCGTGATCGCCGTGGCATCGTATTTCACGATGGGTGCGGCGAGCGCTGCATTCGGCCCGATGATGGGCGCGATGGCGGGCGCCGCGGTGTCGGTCGCCGGCTCCCTCCTGCTTAATGCGCTATTGCCGCCACCGGTTCCGACGACCAGCAGCAGTAGCGGGCTGGCAAGCAGCTCGACCTACGGCGCCGATGGTGCGAAAAACACCAGCGCCGAGAATCTGCCTGTGCCACTGACCTACGGGCAGTTCCGGCAAGCGGGCAACATCGTCGGTATTCACACCGAGAACGACGGCAACAACCAGGTTCTTTACATGCTGATTAACGCCGGTGAGGGGCCAATCGCCTCAATCACCGACGTGCAGCTCAATGGCCGCAGCGTCTCGGAGTTCTCCGAAGCCTCCGTGCAGACACGGATGGGTGACGAGACACAGGCCATCATCGACTGGTTCTCGAAGACCGTCGTCCCCTACACGAAAAGCCAGATGCTTCCGGCAGATGGCTCGTATCTCACTTTCGCCACCGAGACGGACGTCGAGCAGGTCAGGCTCGACATGACGTTCCCGAGCGGGCTGTTCGCCGCAAACAAGAACACGGGCGCACTCGGCGATAACACGGTGGCTGTCGAGGCCGAATATCGCAAGGTGGGCGACGCAAACTGGACCGGCTTCAGCACGCAGCCGCCGAGCTACCAGAACATCAGCGTGTGGCCGATGTCGCGCTTCGGCTGGAATCCGCTGCCCGGCCACTCGGGCATCCCAGGGTGGCCGACACCGTGGAATCCGGACGAGCCGATCACGAGTCTTAACGTTACCGCGCGCGACGGATCGGGGCTGCCGCAGGCGATCATCGACGCTGCTTACCTGAAGTTTGGCAGCTATGTCGGCCAGCCGGTCAAGAACTGGCTGCAGCCCGAGGGCGGCGTCGTCTACACGACCGTGATGGTGCCGCCGCAGCCGGGCGCGCTTCTGTGCACGGATAACTCGCGCAGCACGGTTCGGCGTTCGTTCACATCGCCCAACCTCGTCGCGGGCCGATACGAGATCCGCGTTCGCCGCAACGACAACTACGTCGATTACACC